TTGCAGGACTATGATTATCACCTAATACACACAATGCTTCAAATTGAGCATTTGTAATAAACCAGCCATCAATACCTTGTCCACCAGCTTCATGACTATCTGGCAACTCAGATGCTTTCACACCTTCAAGTGTATCTGATACTAATTCCATTGAATGACCTTTATCTTCTGAGAATAACTCAGAGCCATCAAATTTATTCCACACTTTAGCTTTAACAGTAAGATACTCTAATGTACCTTTTTCTGTTTCTAACTCTTCAAATTGCCACTCTGGAGTGCTTGGAACAAATCCATAAGGAACTCCTAAGTATTTTAGTTTAACTTCGCCATTATCCACTACGAATGTTTCTTCGTGTCCAGCAAAGTCTTTATCTCCATCTTCGTCATACTCTAAAAATCCAACAATTGGTATCTCAGCCAATGATTCATTAGCCATTTCTTCTAGCAATTCCTTACTAAAATATGTACCATTATAATTCCATCCTACATGTGCTACCCATACTTTTACTTCTGAAAATCTCTTATCTTCACTAGCTGAGTATTTATAGTCACAATTAAATGTCTCACTTTTATTCACGAGCATTACATATTCACCACCTATCTTTATTCTTTATCTTGAGTTCTAGCACCTTCATCAGTTTTTGCTACGTCATCCTCATCATTTCCACTCATTGTATGAGCAGTTGCTAATGGGTCAAGTAATTCATCTAAGTCTAATGCTTGCTCAACCTTTCTACCATATATTAATTCTAACTGACTAATGCCAGCAGAAGATGATACAAAAAATCTATTAAATCCAGTATTTGCTAACTCTTTATACATAGTATTTAACTCATGTTTGTTATGAATTGTACTATCTAAGAATGTAACATTATATGAAGATTTTACTCTCCTATAATTTAACTGTCTAGTAAAGAAAGCCTCATACTGTCTTAACACTTTAAACATAATTGATTCATCTACTTCAATACTACCCTGCAATCCTGTACTACCAGATGTGTTACTATTTGTAAGTAGTCTTGACATACCAGCACTAGACATCATACTAGTGTAGTGTCTGTCGATTATATTACTATTAGCATCTGAGTTATTTTTTAAATTAACAGACTCTAATGTAAATGGATTAGTTACAAGTCCAGCACCTTCTGGTAAGTGATTTTTAGCCATTTGGTGATAAACTGTCGCATCATCTGGATTAATTAAATAATCATCCATTTTGCCAGACTTCTCATTAATAGGCATTTTAAAATGTATTAATTTATAATTTTCTAACTTACTTGCTATTGTCTGTGCTACTTTAACCTCTTGTAATCTAGCTAAATCTACAAACACACCTGAAAAATATGGTAATGAATATTTAAATCCATCTTCAAATTTAAATGCAAATTGTCTAGTAGGGTCTGGCTCAAACCATCTGTCCCTGTCACCATCTTTAAATTGGTCATATCTAAATCTAAATTCAGCTGGAAAATGATTTAAAGCATCAGTATTATTATCAAAATATGTTAAATCAAACTTATATAAATAGACACCATATTCATCCTTACCAGTAATTTTGCAATACTTTCTTGGCATCTCTTTTAAAACTTTTTTATTTGTACCTCTCCTACTCAACTCATATCCAAAGAATATATCTTGTATTAACAATTTTTTAGTTATCTCTGGTAATTTAGTTTTATAGTTGTAACCTTCAAAATACCTTAATGTATCTATAAATCCATCTATACTAACATCATCTTTTGGCAACACTACTGGATAGTAATTTAATAAGTTAGCATATCTATTTACAAGTTGTTTATACTCTTGTATATAGTTATATAGCTTATAAGAGAGTGTCATCAATTCATTTTGTGAGTTTTCTGGATTTTGAACAAAAGTCTCAATTTGTTCTGGCGAATATAAGTTAGTATTCTTACTAAAATTATCTAAATAGCCAGCCCCAGTTAAAAATCTACTAAGACTAAAATACTTATTATCATTTTTATCAGTGACATAATTTTTAAATATCTCTGACTCAAATTGCATAGCCTTTTCAGTCCTACTATGTAGTTCTTTATCTGTTAACTTTGGAAATTCGTTTGCAAAACTCTTAAATATTTCAGCATACTTTGGTTGCTCAATCTTTTTTATCTCTTCTTTTGTTTTATTATCAGACAAACAAATCATCCCTCCTTTCTAATCAAATAATCTTAAATACTTTCTTGTATCTACATTCTCATCTTTATCATCTTTCATTATTTCAAAAGCATAGAATAATAAATACATTAATGCAACTATTTTATCTTTATTGATTCCTCTTGTTCTTTGTTTTATTGTTAATGTATCAGTTGTTTCATTGTATTTTACATCTAAGTTTAAAGACTCTTCTATCATTCCAGCAGTTTCATATAATGGTAATTCTTCTGTTAGGAAGTCACCTTTATCTTTTGCACCTACTACACTAGAGTTTGGAGCTACTAATAACTCTACTCTACGTTTAGAGAATACATCTATTGCTTTCTTAATAATATCAGATTGCTTAGTCTCTTTTCTATTTGATTGTAATGCATATAGTTTAGTAATATAATTTTCTGTATCTGGTTTTTCTGGAGTATTTAATGTGTTATATGCAGGATATATTGTATCGTCCCCATTAGTTTCTTTCATTAAGAACTCTGTTAAACCAAATCCTATTACATTACTATCTGCTACAATCACAACTGGATTAAATAATTCATCCATTTGTTTTATTAATAATGCTTGTTTTTCAAATTTAATATTAGCACTAATTGTCATAACATTTACTATTTGAACCTTACCAACATCACCATTAGCACCTCTATATAATTTACCAATAATTAAAGCACTATCATCTGTTTTATTAGTGTTCCAGTTACGAGCCACATCATATGCAAATATATAATCATGCTTACCATCTGCTCTAAATTCTGGCTTATCAAGTACTCTACATAGCTCAATATCCTGTATTGGAACTAATCCAGTACCATCAGCTGAACCACCAAAATCTGATAAATAGTTCATATCAAATTCCATCTTGGTAGATGTATCTTTCCTTGCTTTAATTTGTTCTTTATCAAATGCTCTTCCAAACATCATTGGCACTCTATAATCAGTACATAGTGTAAAGTTATCATACTTTTCAGCATTTAACTTATAACCTTTTAAATAATCTTGATGTGCTGAACTACCATAGTACCCAGCTGAACTTATACCTTTAATACAGTTAAATTCATGTATACCACTCTTACCATTTTTTAAACTCTTACGTCCTTCTGATACTATTGGTATTATTACATCATTTATTACTTCTGTACTAACAAACATTCTCTCATCAATAATAACATCATTTGCTCTGTCACCACGCTGTCCTTCGCCAGCAATCCCATTTACTATTTGACTACCGTTTAGAAAGTTTAACTCAAAATACTCTTTACTGGAATTTTTAACTTTACCACCAACAAGTTCATACTTTAAGAATGGTAACATTCTCATTGCTTCTATATATTTATTTTTAAGTGACCTAGCACTAGCTTCCTTTGTCTGAGCCACAAATATAACTTTGTAATTTGGAAATATTATTGCCTTTATAATCATAAATAAGAATACTACAAATGTCTTACCAGTACCACGACTTTGAACAAAATCAGAGTATTGACCTCTCATTAATAATCTTAATGTTAATCTTTGGTCTATATCTAACTCAAAGTTTTCATCTCCAAACATATCTAAAAATTTATCTGGATACCAATATGCCCACTGTCTAAATTCAACAAAGAAATCCTGATACTTTTGTATAATATCATTACTCTTTGACTCAAAATATTTTTCATATATCTTAATACCACCATCTGACAGGGTTAATTTTGACTTATCTTTAAATGCCATAATAACACCTACACTGTCAGCTTATCTAATAAGCTATGTTTATCATCTTTTTTAAGTCGCTCTTTATATTCCTCAGCACGTTTATTGTAGATTTCATACATGTGTTCTGGAATAAAATCATCTGTGTTTATTCCGTGATGCTCTTTGTTTTTAAGTGTAATAATATAAGCTAACATATCAATTTCATCACGTGGATACTTTCTCCACTTTTCAAGTATTTCCAACCCACCCTCAGTCTCATCTATCTGTTTAAATAACATTGTGAGTGCTGGAGCATCTGAATTACTATCAATTGTTTTTAGCTTATTAAAAGCACCATCTTTATTTCTTCTTAGTTTATCTATATTATTTGGTGATGCACCTTCTACCATAGCCTTATCATATAAGCGTTTTGCCTTACATGCATCTATTAAGCTAATCATATCCATTTCAGTATTTATCACAACACCAGTTTTTAACTTTAAATATATTTTCTCATGCTCAATTAATTCTTTTACACTATATGACGTTCCCCATTTATCAGCTAATACTTTTGAATATTCCCAATAACCAGGCACAACTTCTATCTTATCCTCATCATCAAGCTGTTTCATTAACTCAATTTCATCAATAAGTGTTGTTTTTAATTTCTCATTCTCTTCTTCATCTTCTGAGAATCTACTATGTCGCCATGCATATCTACTTCTATATTGTTTTAACTGTAAAGTATTGAAATATCTACCAACAGTTTTATCTTTACTAATATAGCTAGAGTGATATATATCTTTATCAAACGGTAAATCAAGCCTCATAAGCATTGTTTGAAACTTTTTTAATTGCACTCTATCTCTTTTATTGATGTCGTAATATGAAAACTCTTTTATACATTGTTTGCATATTGGCAATAAATTATCTCGTTTTTCATATTTGCCCATCATAGTGTAGAAATTTCTTTTGTGCTTATTATCATTACAATGTGAGCAAAAATAATAATCGTCTCTATCTTCTTTCTTTTTTCTACCCATATATTTCACCTACCTTTTTACACTAACTTTTAAGTATATCATTTATTTATATATTTGTCAAGTATATAAGCAAAAAAAATTAATTATTTTTTATAGTATAATTAATTTCACTCTTATATTAACAAAAATTGGTGGCAGAGTGTATGAAAGGAGTTGTTATAAAAGGAGTTTATATAAAGTCCCTGCCACCTTGTATCGTAAAGTAGGTTATGTGCAAAAGGAGTGTGAAAAATCACATTCACCCACTATAAATAACTATGTCATTCACACATACTATTATATCACATAACCCGTATTTTGTCAAAAATTAATTTTGGTGTTAGTTTAATATGAATTTATAAGTTCTATCTTTACCTTTTTCTTTTGTAAATCTCCACATTAACCCACTTGCTTTTGCTCCAGTATTTAAATAATTTGCATATCCATCTGTACCTATAATAGATGGAATTACTAATACTTGTACATCATGGTCTCCCATTTCCCCAAGTGTTGTAATATCTTCATTGTGAGTATGTCCTAGCACTACATAATCTATGAATATTCTCTCTTTGCGTTGTATATCAGATACAAATTTTTCTTTATTTTTACCTCTTGCTCTACCATGTCCATGATGAAGTAAGAAATTATAGCCACTTAGATTGTGGATATAATAGTCTTTTTCTGGTACAATAACATTTATTCTATTATTATCAATTAATAAATCTTCAATATAAGTAGCTATAGATAACTCAAAATTATCCCTAGCTAACAAATTTGTCTTAGCTCCTATACTCCTCAACTCTGAATGATTGGCTTCTGTTAAATGTATATAATCAATTTTCACGTATTTACTTAATTGTTTTAACCATTCAGCCATAAATCTTCTAAATTTAACTACTGTAGGTATAACTCCAT